ATCCTTTGCAAGAGTGATCTTCTCGACCTTCGCTTTTCCGACAACTGTTTTGTTGCGAGTTACGGTGAAGTTCTTGAAGATGAGCTGACCGTCACGTTTACCAGCGTCTGCCATGGGACTATCATAAGCGACTCCAAGCTTGTCACCTTTCTTCAGTTCATTGAAGATTTTGAATTTTTTTTTCGGATCCATGCTACGAACTCTTTCTTCAAGAGTTTCTTCGTTGACCGACTCCTTGTACATATTCAACTCAAAGTTTTTACCAGTGTTGTAAACCTGTACTTGAATACCCTTCTTACCACCTAGTGCTTTTAGACCGTAAGAGTTTGTTTTACCACTTGAAGGTTTCTTTGGGCCAAGTGCAACTTTGTTATCAATCTCGGCAGGATCTATTTCGATACCGAACTTCTTCTTTGCGAAGGCATATGCATGTTGCATTGCATCAGAAAATGTTTTGTGATAGAGTTCAAATCCTGTTGCTGACTTAGCTTCATTGAAACCCATCTTCTGAGAAGGAGTTTGTGATAGATCGTGTAACTGTGCTATGGTTGTATCGGCCGTCTTACGACCCTTTGAATCATCTCCGATTACAGCACGAACCGCAGTAGAAACTTCAGATCCTTTATAATCACTACCACTACCATAGATCAGTTTCAAAGCATCTGTTACTTTCTTTGCGTCGTTGGGTTTAAGACCAGAGTTTCTCAACGCAAGGTGAATTTTTGTGGTACGATAAAGGGCGTTGGTGGAAGACTCTCCGAGTTCTGTTGATTCTGCTAACTCTGCATCCACACTACCACTTGGTACTGTCATTGGATCTGCCTTCATTTGTTTAAGACCCTTCTTGATCGCCTGAGCGGAGTTACTCGCTTTCACATCAACGGTTTGACCCTTAAAGAGTTTACCCGCTTTCTTAGTGATAGTAACCTTCCAGAACTTGATAGCTTCTTCAAGGGTATCTTCCTTCATAGGAAATCCGACATTCTGTTTCTTATTCGACTTAACGATCTTGAGTGTCTTCTTATCTTTGATTGAGATCGGAGGGCGTTCAGCGGATGAGATAATTCTTTCCGCACCCTTTTGATCTGATGCAGTACCAACTACCTTATTCTTGTCAGCAGTGTCGATAACAATGAAAGGTTCTCTCATCTCTTCGATGGATTCCTTCTTCTCGTCATCAGCTTTCCAACCAGCGTCAATTGCATCGTAGAATTCCTTTTCCTTATCTCCGGAAAGTTCGGAAGGAGACTTAACACCAAACTTCTTCAACATTCCTTGAAAAAACTTTTGGTATGCTTCCTTATCACCCTTTACGTCCTTATCCGCTCCTTCATGAACATCAACGTCCTTTGTGTGAAGATCCTTGAAATCCTTCTCACCCTTTGCGGTTGGTTCATCGATTTCTTTTACATTTGGATCCTCATTAGTGTAACCCATATCACTCATACGAACATGATCGTCATAGGTCTTAGCCTTGTAACTCTTGCCCGTCTTCGGATCATACATCATGTGAGGTTTGAAATCCTTATCCGAGCCTTCGTTTATCTCCTTAACATCCTTTGTGTGAAGATCCTTAAAATCTTTCTCTCCCTTTGCGGTTGGTTCATCGATTTCTTTTACACTCTTCTTTTCAATGATGGAAGAGACGGCAGATAGTAAACCCTTTGATATGTCTTGTATATTCATTTTTAATTAAAATTGATCCCTATCCATTGCGGCGTTTTGTGCTAGATCTGCTTCGAGATCGAGCTCACTGGAGTCGTTAGTAATATTATTGAGCATGTCTCTAAATCTATCGTTGGGTACGAACTTAGAACTTCTAACATCTTTAATGAGTTTAACAAGGATCTTTTGCGCCTTGAGAAGTTCAGTGATTCCCTTGTCGTTTAACTTACGAGCCTTGGGTGAAAATGGATCGGGCATCTCTTTTGCTTCTGATGATAAAACCTTCCCCACACTGTCCAATAAATGTTTTGATGTATCTTGTATATCCATGACTATTCTTCTACTCCTGCTTGTTTTTTTAAGTTTTTGACTCTTTCTGCCTCTGCCTTTTTAATTTTGGGTAGAAGTTTCTTCGCGATCTTTTTGATCATTGCCTGTTTTTTCTCGACCTTCTTGTCGAGTTGAATTTTTTCGGAGTAAGATAATTCTTGGTATGACTTACCCTTTACGAACTTCGCTCTTACTACGTCGCGAGCCTGTTTCATTGCCCGAGCTTTAAGTTTCTCGGGGGATGCTTTCTTCTTCGCCGCGATCTTTCTTTTCATCGCGAGCTTAGGCGCCAACCTCTTCATGATTCTTCCCCTCGCTATCCTTTGTTGGGGAGTAAGAGGTTTCTCTGACAAATATTCTTTAAATCCTATCATATTATTTTCCGTTTAAAATTGCAATCGATCCAGTGACTGCACCGGCGACTGCCGTGACCATCACCCAGAAGAACTTCGAAAAGGCCGAAAGCTTTCGTCCATTTTCAATAGATTTAGACTCGACTGCTCTAATCCGATCTGCGGTAATCGAGAGTTTTTTTATAGCATTTCCAACAGTATCTTCAAGATTGTGTATTTTCTCTTCAGCCCTCGCAAGTGAAACGATGGCTTCAGACAACTTATCAATCTTTTCTTCGATTCTATCAAATCTATTTGCTTCGTCGTTCGTCATTTTTCCCATAAAGTTTTTTACCAATTTCTTTTATCTCGCTTGGTTTTGAGTGTAGTGTGATCGATTCAGCTATCTGAACCACATCTCCGGTATTACTAAGAACACACTCAACCATCGCAAGTTTTCTCTGCATATCAATTGAGAAAGAATCCTTCAAACGACCGCCGGCATCTTTAATCCACTTCTTTGCGATAGGATTCTTGACCGGACTTTCGGCGAACTTACGCACTTTCTTGTACGCAGCAAGTGTAGCCTTTTGCCAGTTTGCACCTTCGGAGTTATCAACAATTGTGAAATTTACCCCAAAGAAATTTTGGAATTTACCAATGTTATCCTGAACTTCTTGCCACATATTCTTGACCTTATCCGCACCAAGGGTTCTTGATCTCTTTACATCACGGGCAATCGCAGTTTCAAGGTTTGTGTTGACAAAAATCATTCCAACATCGTAACCTACCTTTTTCAGAGCTGCGGCTTGTTTCTGAATTTTTGCAAAGTCTTTTCCGGTTCCGTCGATTACCAATCCAAGTCTTCCGTCGAGATAAATATCCATCCTCTTCGCGGTGAGTTTCTTTGCCCCCTTGCGAATCTTTTGACCCTTTGGACTGAAGATATTCTTTTTTGTCGGTTCCAATCCGGCCTTCTTTAGAGCGTACTCAAAGACATCATCAGAGTTTACGATACGAAAACCTAATGAACTAAGGCCGGTCTTACCGACCGTAAAAGACTTACCTGATCCAGGCCCGCCTGCTAAAAATACTGCTTTGAAAATTGCAGGATCGTCTACTCCTTCTTCGATGTCCTTTTCAATTTCTTCTTTCATTTCGCGAACTGTCCACCCTTGGCCCGACACTTTATCATAAAGTTCTAATTCAGTTCCCTTTGGTGAGAGAACTGATAGGATTTCCATTCCTCTGGACTTACTGACTTCAAATTTGAATTTGGTGCCAGGATTTTCCTCTGCCCAATTCTTTTTAATTTGATTGAGAGTGAGATACTCCACTTTTTCGTCCACCGTAACCTTTTTTCGTGCGGCGGTTTTACTCAGTTCCTTCTTCTTATCAGTGTGAACTTGAGTCTTAGATCCCATCATTCCTGTCTTGTTCTTTCGAACGGTGGTTTCCGTTACGGGAGCAGCAGTTAGACTAACTTTCGCGTCTTTTCCTTTGCTTTTCAAAGTTGCAACTATCCTGTCGGCAAGTCTTTTACTACTGACAACTTTCCAGAATGTCTTCTTTCCTTTGAACATGATGGCATAGTTGTTGGGCCCTTCTTTACCAAGTTCATATCTCAGCTCACGCTTCTTAAAACTACTAATTTCTTTCAACTTACCCATACCTTCTATTTATAATTTACTCTTCTTCTATACGTATCAATAAGTCGTCTTTTCCACTAAAAACTCTATGAAATGTATTTTTTTTTATGTGATATTCTTTTCCCTGTTCTAGTTTCTTTGGCAACTCATTATCCATTTGAAGTTCCCAATTCTTACCAAAGACGACGCGAATTGTTCTGTTGTTTTTGTCACGATGCCATTCTAACTCCGAGGATTCTGCATTTGCGAAGATCTTTCGAAGGTGAGATCCATGACAATAAAAATCTTTGTAACTACCACCATCCATCGGGATTATCAACTTGCATACCTAAAGATTTCGCGAAACGAGGTAGACGACAAGACCAATAAGATGCTTTTGTTTTGTCGTTTCTTGTGTCACATTTATGACGAGCCGCAAAGGATTTTCTTGCCTTGGGATTATTAAGTTTTACCTTAAGTCCAGTCGTATCTCCGAAGGAAACCTTCTTGATATTCTTTGTTTGAGGATCTCGAACATAAACATAGAACTTTTTACTACCACCTCTCTTCGGTTTGTTAAGTTCCGGATCTTCTTCATTGAGTGACTTATTCCAATCCTCAATTGACTCGGCCAGTGGCCAGTCCAACGGAACTTCATATCCCTTATACTCAGCGATCTCTCCGATGTCAGTCTTGATGATGTCTTCGTTGATGTCGTTGAGTTCGATCTGTCCACTCTCCCAAAGTTCGCGGGTCTCTCGAAAGAATTCAAAGTAACGATCTGAGCCAGGCCGATAGATATTGTCAACAAAGGGAATCTCCCTCTTTGACATTTCCACTATAGACTCGAATACGAAATGGTCTCTAAAATTCTTCATTATCCTTTATGTTTCTTCCAGAGATCTGCGTCGGCAGTTGTTCTTGTCTTTCCACCCGTGATAAAAGAATTGACTCGGGCGTGTCCCCACTGTTCCGGTGTTGTGCCGGGGCGATGTCCGGTTTTCCAAGCAGCCACACCTCTCTTGTAAACCTGTTTGAGTATGGATGCGGAGATGCCAGACGCCTTTGATTTCTTTTCAATAGACTTGTCTGCGGAAGATTCGTCAAGATTCAACTTCTTGAGAAGTGCGTCGATCTCCTTGCGTACCTTCATCTGACGAGGAGAACCCGCAATCATTTTCATTGCTTTCGTGTACAACTTAATGAGTTTTACCTTATCGTCTTCGTTAAGTTCTACATCCTCATAGGCGAGGACTGGATCCGTTGTTTTGAAATCTTTCTTACGCATGATCGTTTTGTTCGTAACTTCAAACTCACCGTTCTTGAAATCAACCGCAATGGGTAGATTGAGATCGGATTGCATGTCCTTCAGAACTGCTTCAGCATCGCCATGTTTCTTGATGTTCTTCCCTTTGTTCCTTGCGATCTTCTTGAACAATCTTTGCAACTCGGCAGTTGTGATGGCTGGTTTGTTGCGTTTGTCGTTCATACGATCCGCAAAGTGCTTTGTAAATTCGATGTCAATATCGAACTTGTTCAAAAGACGATCACCGAACTTCTCAAGATCTGCAAGTTGTTTTGCGGTGACCTCTTCCTTGTACAACTCCGGAAACTTCTTCTTCATCGCCTGAGTGTATTTCGAAGGTTTGGTCTTGGCGGACTTGTCGCCCGGAGCAGGTTTGTATGCCGAAGGATCATCGTCGGACTTCTTTGCACCCTTCTCAAAGTGACGAGCTCGAGCTGCCTTAGTAGACTTCTTCATGTCCTTCCCTTTGGCATCTTTCCCGAAATACTTTGCGGGTTGTGTTCCCTCACGATCCTTTACATCTTTGTCCTGTCGAACTTCGGAAAGACTATCAACAAAGTGTTTGTTTTCGTTGGTGTCAATGATGAAGTTTGTTCTTCTTTCGGAAATAGTGATCTCGTTGTTACCCGAGTAAACGGTATCTCCAACATTGAAGATGTCACCCGAAACATATCTCTCACGAATAGCAGATAACTGTGGCAACTGAATATGTTTGCGAAAGTTGACCTTTTCCTTCAATCCCATTCTCTTACGAAGTAGGTTGAAGAGTGTCATATCCTCACCATAAGACCTTGGAAGACCCTGAGAAAAGGATTTGAAGTCACCTGCAATTGCGGCTGCTCTCATCTTAGAGGCGCTCATTCCAGTTACACCTTCTGCATCGGGATCTCTTTCACCAGCAGAAATTACGTCTATTCCATCCGGAAACTCGTAGAAACCATGTCTTCCCTTGACTCCAGAATACTTCATCAAAAGTTTACGGAAGTCGCTAACACGATCCGATCCAACAACCATTACGATACGGGTGTATCCCTGATCGTAGAGAGAAGTGGCTACATCAAAGACGTTCTTGATTCGCGAATCGAGAATAATATTTCGTCCATGCTTTGGAAACATCTTACGCATGATCTTCACTTTCTCATCGTACTGGAGAGGATTTTTCTTAGCATCGTTGGAGTGAGATGCGTATACACGATAGTTGCTGCCAATCGCAACCGATGCAAGTTTGTTCATCAACTTCTCGTGGCCTGTTGTCGGTGGATTGAACCGACCAAATGTGAATACTACTTCCTTTTTCTTTTCTTCGTTGTACTGTTTAAATGATTTCACTATATTATTTATTTCTCCCAACCTTTAACCACATCCTTTGAAAAATTGTTCATTGAGAACTCCATACGATCCACAAGTTTTACGGCACCGTCATTTGTCTTATCAATTGCAACAAATCCTTCACTACCCGTTACCTTGAAACCGTTTCGAGTTCGAACGAAAGTGTCAAGTTCTTTGACCTTATCAAGTTTTGAAATGATGAGAAGTTTTGCATCAACAATTGCGTTCTGTAGAGCAAAGACCAGATCCAAGTTCTTCTTATTATTCTTTGAGAAGAACTTCATGACCTCATCAAGTTTTGCCTGTACTTTGGCCTTACCCTTTTCGGTCTTTCTCTTCTCGATTTCCTTACCAAATCTATTCTCAAACCAAAGGATCAAATCGTTCACATGTTTCCCCGTGTTCTGTATCCTCTCGCCCTTCCTCACCAAAGAGTTGTTGAAGGTTTCGATGTAACCAGCGAGCTCGCTGTTTGATTGGAGTTGCCTCAACGTAGTGCCCGCTATCTTTTGGAATATCTTTCCTGCTTTTGATAGTGCCTCCGTTACCTCTTTTGTTTCTGTGGCCGTGAGTGTTGCTGTTCCGCTTTGATCTTTGTAATTTGCGTCCTGATACCATATAGAAGTTTTTTTCTTGAGTTTATCAATCTTTACTCCATATGATGCTTTCATTTCCTCAAAGAATTTTCCTGTGTAGGTTGTATGAAAGACCACACCTAAGTTTGCCTTCATTATGGTTTTTGCTAGATCGGACTTGACGGGTACAGCATAGACGATTGTGTTCGGTTGGAATGTTACGTACTTCTCACCGTCGATATTCTCAACGTTAAGATCATTCTTTGTGAACATAATATCGCCTTGAATCACATCTTTGATTCCAAGATCTTTCAATTCATTGTACGCTATGGTGAGTTTATCCGCAAGATCTCCTGACGTATCGGCACGTACATCTGCCTCAGACTTGTAGACCTTCGGATCCTTATTGAAAATTCCTTTCTTTGCAACAAAGAACTTACCATCACTTGGATCAATTCCGGCAAAGACTGCGGGAGCTCCGTCCCACTTGACTGTCACATCAAAGCGACTCTTACCCTGGCCTGACAACATATTGCGAAACGCTCGAAGAGCAGCGATTGCATCTCTTGCACCAGTAACACCACCGTAGATCACACGATCTTCGATGTGCGTCATGTGGACATTCTTGCCAACCTTTGACTCGACTAAAAACTCTTTAAATCCTATCATTACTTTACCTTCAAGGAGTTGTATTTTACTGAGAGGTTGAAAAACTGTCCCAGTTTTTTCGATCCTGCATTTCCAGACTTATTGGTACGTATGGACATTTCCATTGTGACAACAGAATTTTTAGATTTCAAATCAATAAACCAATTCTGTTTTGAAGTGGTTGATGGATATGCTCTGATAAATCGAACTAACGGAAGAAAAACACCCAACTCATCATCGGCGGTGATCTCCTCATATCCATCCTTTACTGCCTTAATTACCTTTGTTGGGACTTGAGGAGCATCTCTCAGAATCCCGCTACGAATATAATCCAAAGTTTTCTCCTTGTCGATACTAAAAAGATCTATCACCGATTTGCGACAAATATCAAGTGCTTCGTCATAAAGCCTCTCGTATCTTTTAGAATCTTTTTTGAAGAGATCCACCAAGACTTTGGAAGTCTGTCTCCGGCCCGAACCATCATAAGCCATTTTACTGGGGATCCC